CAGAAGCTCAAGTTTCGATCCGAAGGTGGTTTCATCCAGGTCAAGCGCCAATTCGGCAAGCGACACGGGCAATTCCAATTCGGCCAACTTCTGAAGCGCAACGGCCTTGCGTTCTTTCAAGGTTCCATCGCGCTGGATACTATTCAGCTTTTCCTCAAGCGCCTTATACGCAAGGTCTTTCGGGTCAGCGTCAGGGTGCTTTTCTTTGTACTTTTGTTCGATAAGTCCAGGGACCTTCTCGTCAAGGAATCGTTTCTCGAAAGCGGCGACAGCCTTGGATTCGTAGGAATCCTTTGCAGACTTCAGAAATGGATGTTCGGTCAAAAGTTTGGCCGCATGGTCCTTGTCTGAAATAAAGATGGCGTTGGCAATCTCAGCCTTATACGCTTCTCGATCCGCTTCAGGGATCTTTTCAATGAACGAATCTAAAGCCATGGACACTCCTTGACCCCATGAGGTTGCCCCATGAGTTCATGACTATATGATTATGTACTCATAACGAAATGTCAAGAGGTGGATCTACTTAGTCACCTTGAACCGACCGTCTTTCATGTATCCGTTATCTTCTGCCCATTGTTTCAACGGCACATATGGTCCAATGTCTTCACCGTATCGGCGAAGCTCCGGAGGGAATCCTTCTAACACGTCGATTAGACGGCATCGACAGTTGATATTCTGGCCTAGATCATCCATCAATCCGGGACCACGGCCACTAGACCCACCAACACGGAATAGTCCATTCTTGTCCGAATATTGACCGTCTGCCACGATATGATCGTATCGAGTTCGACCATCAGCCGAAGCAACCCATTGCTTCTTGACACTGATACCAGATTTAACTGCACGGTCATGGGCCTCAAGAAACCCCTGCGTGAAGTTCCGTCCCAACTCTGTACGTACAACGCGCATGGCGTCGCTTAATCCTTTGTTGAAGATTGCTTCGATTGCCTTGGCCGTCTTGCGGTACGAATGACCGTTGGCTAGTCCCCTTGTAATGGTGGATTGAATGCGCCAAAGGTTGCCTTGCATATTCTTCTTAAAGGTCGAGACAAGCGATAGTCCGCTATTCTCACTGGCAATGCTGGCTATAATCGCGTCAACGGGAAGAACGCCCCAGGATGCTTCAATGCTAATCATCTTAGGTAAGTCTAGATCGTAGCCATCGAATAGAGTCTTTTCCATTGCCCACGTGTAGCTGTAAAACGCTTCCTGAAAGGATTGTGCGATAGAACTTGTAGTCAAAGCCACAGTCTTCCCCGTGACTTCCTTGTAAGCATCCGACAGGCTTTTCATCAGCGTCTCAAGTCGGCGATACTTCCTTGCGGTCGGGAGGTCGATCTTATCCCCAAGCTTGAGATATAGCTCCCCTAGTTCCTTTGCGGCTTGTTCGTAGGCATCACGATAGATAATCCCTAGTTCGTTCTCTAAGATTGCTTGCGCGTGATCGGTGGCGGAGTAGCCTTGTTTTATCAATGATTCGAAGTCACGGGTCACGGCTTGCCCTTTGGTTCCAACTTGACAGGGATATATCCATCGCAACCATCACGAGGGTCGAAGTCTTCCATGGGCGGTCCATATGCTTGCATCGTGCTAGGTGTAGCAGTATGCCGATAGCACTCGTGCGCTACCCTGCAAACATTGCCATCTCCGTCTACAGCCGTGCAAAGCTGAATATCAGGCATTAATGACCTCTTTCACCGGCATCACCTCATCCGGCATATCAGCCTTGATCCTCTTAACCTCTTCCATGATACCGCCCTCCATGATATCGGCAGGCAACAACTTCAAAGCAGTTTCGATGCTCAACCCATCCGGAGAAACCTTCACAAAGTTGTCTACCATCTCGGTCACGTTGCGGGGCAGGTTACGGGTAAACCGAATGTCAACCTTGGTTACCTCGCCACCATTAGCCTTTATATTCCCTAGCATCTTGGAAATGATGTAAATGCGGTTTTGAAGGAAGCGCGAGAACCACGCCTCGATATCAGCACACCGAAGCTCAAAGGGCCACGTTTTCCACTCAAGGGCCACGCCAGCGGTATCGCTTCCCATTTTGTCGGCACTAGCGTCAATCAGGGGAAGATTGTTGTGAATCAACATATCTGCGGTTTCAAAGGCGAACTTGATGAACTCGGTGGGGATGTTGCGAGTCAGGTATTGCACTTTCTTAACAGGGTCGTCACCTAAGCCGTCAATCACGCCAATCTCTTTTAGCTTGTCACGGAAGGTTAGCCCTTGTTCGTCAACAGTGATCTGGTCAAGCCTGTCAGCGAACAGTAGCAAAGCCGCCGAAAACCGTTCAGACTCGTTGGCAACGTCGGTAGAAAATAGCTTGTCAACGAAGTCGATCAACGACTTAACGTGTTCGATTAGGTTGGTTCCGTCTTTGTTTATCTGGCCAATGTTGACCGGGACGATTCCTTGGCCGGCGTGAGGGGTAGTGGAAACAAAGGTCCAGTCTTTGTCCTTTTCCTTCTTGGTCCATTCCTCTTGATTGTACTGGTCCCAATAAGTTGCAAGGTAGATTTCATCCTCGTCGTTCTCAATCTCACGCATCCAAACAAACCCGGTCAATGCTTTCTTCAGGTCATCAGAGTAGATCGGCAATCCCTGATCAAACGGAATATCCTTGAAGTTAACCTCGGATCCATTCTTATCCAGCCATACCAGCTCGTACACCGTGCCGTGTTTCATGGCTTCCTGAAGTTCTGAGTAGGTAATCAAAGCCTCATCGTTAAAGTCAAAGATCGCCTTGAGTACGGTTTCATAGTAGTCACCGGCATAGCTGATCGTGCCAACCTTGCCCATGTACCCGCCGTATTGCATGAGGGCCTTGGTTCCGTATGGAATGGGGATGCGGTTATCAGGGGCAGACTTTGGAAGTGGTTGGAAGATGGGGGGGTTCAGGCCGAGAAAATAACTTATATTCTCTTGATACTTCCTACACTTGAGTTCCATCTTCTCGTGATACTTCTTGAGTTCCTTGCTGGTCATGATGGCCCCCGTTTGGGTAGTATATGAGTCTTTGATCATATTGGCAAGGATGATGCTATTCCGTGGTTTCCTTCCTCGGCCTACCCCTAGCCATCTTCCCAGGCTTCGGTGGCTTGTTCGCGTTGGCCCTGCTAGCCTCAGCACGCTTTGGCGTCTTGATCTGTCGGATTCTGGCTAGGTGGTCTAGTAGTTCGGTGGGGGTCATTTGTTGTCCTATTGCCTGTTATCCGGTCAGGCTCCGTGGATTTTTGGTTAAGACCAATTGTTTCTCATGATAAAAGACTTTACTTCGAACTCTATTGTGCTTTCAAAGTATGATTTGCTACCGGATGGGCTGAAGTAAAACACCGTCTTTCCATCTCGGATAATTTGCCCGATCATCCCATAGCGGTCTATGGTATCAAGTTGATCGCCCATCTTGTCCCAAGCCCTCTGGTCTGCGTTGAAGTGTAGAGAATAAACCCACTGACCAAAAGAGTCAATAGGTTATTTTCAGATTCCAGCGGGGCGGGAGGTGGGGAGGGATGCCAACCCTCGGGCCATGTCAAGCATTATATACCTCGCCGCGTCAATGCCATGATTGAAAGCGTCCACAGGCTCAGGTAGCCACTTCCCATTCTTGTCTTGCTTCCAGGTATATGAATAGAACTCTTTCAACAGGTTCCGAGATGTCGGCGTTATGAATAGTTTCTTGCTCATCATGAAGTCGAGCCCGAACCGTATCGAGTCTGGGCCTTTCTTGGCTGGGTGTACGTTCCAACCTGCTCGGTGCAGATCCTCGATAGACTTCGGCTCTGCCGAGTCGGCCACGATCTTGGCATAGCGGTCCACGCCGATTCGTTTCATTTCGTTCGATAAGTCGGTGTTAGTTAGTCCGGTCTGGTAGACACGCTCGTCCAAGTATATTTCATCGCCACGTGTCCATATGTCGATCAAGGCGGCAGGGTCAGAAGAGAACCCGAAGTCTAGCCCCATGCCAAAACGTCTAGCGTTCGTCGGGATATCGGCTTTACCGAAGTCCTTGAACACCAGACCTTCCGTGACACCCCAATCACCGAGGGCGTAGACTTGCTTTGCCGTTCCTGTCAGGTTGTCAAGTTGCGTCCTGTAAGAGTCGTCAATGAACTTGTTATCTTTGTAGGTCGTTTTGAGAATGGTGCAATCGTCTAGACCTGAATCGAAGAAGTAGCTCTTGAGCCAATGGAACGCCGATACCGGGTTAAAGCTAACCGTGATCTGGAATGGAATGGAACTAGATCCACGTAGACGGAGGTTTAACTGCATCAGGTCGCCTTCCTCGAACTCGTTAGCCTCTTCCATCCAAACGGCCTGTAGGATGCCTGTTTTGAAGGTTATAGACTTGATCTTGTCTTGAGAGTCTAGACCGAGGAATAGCACCTGATTTCCGTTAGTGGCCGTGATCGTCATGTCGGTCTTATTGACTGTGAAAAGGCTTTCCATGTTCCAATTGGCAATGATCTGGTTGAATAGGGCAAATGTAG